GCAGATCGTATTTTTCATTCAGCGCGCCGATTCCCGAACCGACTCTCTGCGTCGCTTCACCGAAGGTCTTGCGGGTCAGTTTATCGCCTGTACCACCAATCTGATTCACGAGTTGCTGATTGAAAACCTTCTGGTTGTGCTCACGATTGGTCTTGATAAGCGGATTATCGCTCGCCAGTTCGCCAGCCTGTTTCGCATACTTGTTCCCGTAGACCTGATCCGGGTTGAGGCGGAAGCCCATTGAGTGCGCATCACGGGCGAGTTGTTTCGTTTCCGGATCGAGATCGGGCAATGCGTTGATAGCTTTCTTCGTGAGCGCGCGAGCGGGTGCGGTCGCTGTACGCGCGACAGCGCGATTTACATCAGCTAAGCCTTCACCCGCCGCCAGTGCGCTACGCGGTACTTCACCGATCCGGCTCAGCATGCCGCCTTCAACCGGCAGACCCGCCAGGCGACTTGCTTCCATCGCACGGCCTGCGCCCTGCACGAGTTCCTGACCAGTTTGCGTACGTGGCTGGTAGGTAAGCTTATTCGCGAGCTCGACGCCCGCGCGCTCGCCTTCCTGTGCGCCCTGCGGCGTGCCGAACTTGCCGCCCGTGAGCGTCTTGCCGATGCCCGCAAGCTGCCCTGCTGCGCCGCCGATAGCGCCGGTTGCGAGCGATGCGCCCGCCTCGCCGAAACCGAGCAGACGGTTTGCGATGCTGTCCGCGTGCTCCGGCTTCGCGGCGGGGTTCTGCGGTGCGCCAGCGGCGGGCGGCAATTTCTCCAGACCGGAAGCCTCTTTGGGGGCGGCGCTGTACTTCTCCCACGGGGGCACTTCCGGTGCAGCGGATTGCGAAGCGTACTTTTCCCACGGGTTCATTGCACGCTCTCCCAGCTGGACGGGGAACCCGGATCGCCGCCTTTGAACCGGTAGCCGCTTTCCACGGTGCCCACAGACGGCCCTTCAGTACCGGGGCGCGTCGGCTGTTCGCGCCCGGAGATACGCTCCTTCTGGCGCGTCATCACTTCGGACGGGGCCTTCTGCGCCGCCGCCATTTCCTTTCCCATAACGCCGAGCACCGCCTCTAACTGATCGGGCGTGCTGGCCGTGGACATCAGTTCGCGCGCGTGCTCCTTGTCGGCTACCGTCGGGACGCCCGTCGGGCTGATCGCACGCGCGTAGGCGTTGATCGACGTGTTGAGCGCGGTCCCGAGCGCAACCACGCGAGGGTCGCCCGTGTTCGTCTGTGCGGCCTGCAATGCGCGGTTGACCGGCACGAACTCAGTACGCGGCAACGCTGCGGACGCCTGACGCACGAGAGGGAACGTCTGCTGCGCTTCGGCCACGGCCATGCCGATGTTGGCGGCGCGGGTCGCGCCCGTGCGCGCAGCGGCTTTTTCTCCTTGGAAGCCCGCATTAGCTGCCGCGATGTCCGCTCCGGTTTCGCCGCCTTCCCTCGCCAGTTCCATTACGCCACGGCGTACAGCAATGATGTTCTTCGCGCCCTGCGCACCGCGTCCGAGGTTCTGGTACACCGACGTGTCGCCCGCATGCGCCTGCTGCGCCAGAAACTTGATGTCTTCCGGAGAGAACTTCGCATCTTCGCCTTGCGTCATCGCGATTTGCTGTTTGCGCAGAGCAATTGTTTCAGCACGTAGAGCATTCGACTCAGCGCGCGCCTGCACGCGATCCGCGCGATCAAGGCTGCGATCTGCTGATCTTTGGTCAGCTTCGCGTACTCGTTCCTGTAGGGAATCATGGCGATCCTGTACCTGCTGGAGCTTCAATTCATTCTGAAACTGCATCTGCAATTGCGCGGACTGCGCGCGCGCCTGGCTATCCAGTAGCGGTTGCAGCTGGGCGAGTCCTGCCATCAGGTCAGCGCCCGACAGGCCCTGATCCTGCAATACCTTGATCGCGCTTTGCATGGACAACGGACCGCCCTGCCCCGGCTGTTGCGGGGCGGTCTGCGCAGCCTGAGCCGGCGGCGCGGGGATCGTGCCTTGCGGCGTCGCGCTTTGCGGAGGCGTGGTCGGCATCGGACGGAACGGCGGGATACCCTGGGGTGGCATCTGCCCTTGTGCGCCTCCCGGGGGCATCGGCGGGGGTTGCTGCCCCGGCATCCCCGGCGGCAAGGGCACACCGCCCTGCGGTTGCATGGGTTGCGAAGCCTGACCCGGCGCCGGGGCTTGCGGAGGGGGCGGCATCTGCGGCTGTTGCGCGGGCATGCCGCCTTGCAGAAGTTGCGGCAAAGCATTACCCGCAGCCGCCATCGCCGCCTGCTGGCGTTGACGGTCCTGCTGCTGCTGCTGGAAGGCCTGCATGCGCATTTGCTGCTCCTGTTGCGCCTGCTGCTGCTGCTGCAACTGCCCCTGATACTGGATGAAGTAGGGAAGACCCCCGAGTCCGGCCATGGTGTTTCTCCTTACATCGTGAACCCATACTGGTTACCGCCGCCGGAGTAGTACGGGCTGGAGTTGAATGCCCCGGAGAAGTCACCGCCGCTAAACGATCCGCCTGCGCTATTGCCGCCGAAGTAATTCCCGAGCGCGGATTGAACTTGCGGGTTACTGCCTATGCTGCTGATCCCTTGGCTCACCAAGCCGCCGAGCGCGCCCGCATTCTGCGAGGCGGCATTGTAAGCATTGCTCGTCGCCCCCTGGCCGTAATTCAGGTAAGGAATGATGCCTTGCTGGATCGTCTGTGCTGACGTGAGCGGAGAAGTTGCGATATTCAGCCCTGCGTTGAACGGTGTCGTTCCGGCCTGTAGCTGGTATCCCGGCGCTGCTTCCGCCAGGGCTGTACCGTAATTCCCGTACTGTCCAGCGGCTTGCGCCGCCCCCGTATACGCCTGGAGCCCTTGCACCTGACGTTGAAGCTGCTGGTTCTGCCAATCAATGTTGAAATTACTGAGCGCCTGATTAGCTACCCCCGCACCGGCTGCGGACGACCCGAGACCGTACATCGAATTCGTGGCACCAGTCTGGTCCTGCACCTGCTGAAGAGTGCGATTGTAGAGCGCGTTCTGAGGATCCGTTGCGTAGTTAAAAAGGTTAAGCCCTGAATTAAGCAACGATTGCTGGGTCCCGTAAGCGCCCTGCGACTGCTGTTGCAGAAGCTGCGCGAGGTTGGCATACTGCCCCGCTGCGGTATTGGCTTGCGTCTGGTAATTCCCACCGTAGCCTCCCGGTGCCGCGTTCTGCGCGACAGCGTTCTGCGCGGCAAGCTCCTGCTGCAAAAGCTGCTGCCATGACTGATCGGCAGTCCCCAAGCCTGTAGGGACATAGAGATTCGCGCCACCTCCGCCTCCGCCCCCGCTCGTACTGGGCGACATGGCACTAGACACTGCTGCGCCTGCGGCGCTTGCGCCGACTGCTGCTGCGACACCCCAAGGCATGATGTCACTCCTTTACAATGATTTCCGGGTCCGCAATTGCTTCCGAATGGATGCAGAGCCAGGTGATGTCTGTTAATGCCTGAATCCGGTGTTTCTTCCCTGCCTTCACCTCGATCCCGCAAGGGCCTTCAAGGTGTCGCAATTCGCCATCCACTTCGAGCAGGGCAGAACCGCTGCACAGAAAGCTAAGGTGATCGTAGTCGTGTTCGTGTTTTTCGACTTCGTGGCCCGCCTTTAGCGTCTGCTCCCGCGCGTACACCCCGCCTGCTGAATGGTGGACAATCACTTCTCGCACCGCAGGCAGATAATCAACGTGATTCGGTCGTCCGGGCCATCGTTCACCACTTCGTGCTCTTTCAGGTTGTCGAAATACCAGACCTCGCCCGGAGCCATCGCAACGCGCTCTTCTTCCACGCGGTTGACGCACTGCGGGTTTGACTGAAGCACCACGTACAATTTCGTATTGTAATACGTGGCATGCCAGCCGTCGTCCGCGTGCGGCTCGATGCGCCCGCCCGGAGGAATCCGGGTGATCATCACGCCGCCCAGGCGCACCGCCTGGACGCGCGCCATCAGGTTGTACACGATGGGCCGCACGCTCGGGAGCGCGAACCACTCCGGGTAGAACACCGAGTCGTGCTCATCGTTGAACGTCGAGTAGTCGCCCGACTCCCTGAACGGCTTCTCATCGCGGTAGCGCAGCCAGATATCGTCCATGCAGGCATGCGGCGTTTCCGGTGCGGTCTTGCGTACCGCGTGCCGGTTCCACAGCTTCGGCTGGCGCGCGATTTCGAGTAAGAGAGGCGCGGTATCGACGCCGTGCGCGATCTTGATCAGGTTGTTCATGTCAGTCCGGAATGACGGCGCGCTTGCCGTCCGCATTGTCGATAGCCTTCAGACAGTGATCTTTCTGAAACAGGTTCAGGAACTTGCAGAGCATGCAGCCCCAACGCTTTCCTTCCTGCATCGCTTTGCCCGCGCGCGAACTGATCGTCTCACCCGGGTCGCCGCCGGTAAGCGTGTTGCCCGCTTCATCGAGCAGAAGCAGGAAATTAAGAAGGTATTGTTTCATCGCCCCTTCACCTGCTGGTAGACGTGCAAACCACCAAGGCCAAGCATCCCGATTGTAAGCGTGGATAGTTCGCTCATATCCATTTTCGACAGCACAACCGGGTTATGCATGAAAGCCGCGACCGCCGTGGTTACCGGCATTAGCACATAGTTCCATGCGTATCCCGCGACACAGACCCAACCAAGGCCCCCGCGCCAGTGCTGGAGCGGATCCGTGCTTTGAGCTTCAGCCTGATTGATCGCCATCTGGCCCTGCACCATCGTCAGCACGGCGGCAAGCTGCTGCTGTTCTTGAGCCGACTTGTCCGGCCAGATGCGGCTTACGATAGTGCTCGCGAAGTCTAGTCCTGCCGTGATCGGGTCAAGTGCCATCGCCATCTCCAAGTGCGCTCTTGCAAAGCGCGTACAGCGCGAGCCGGTCCTGAAGTCCGTTTAGGCCGCCGTTGATCCGCTTCGTGATCGTGTTGAAATCGCCAATATCCGCGAGCGCGTTCAGGTTCCGCGAAATCCAGAACCATGCCGCTGATTGCGAGGCGTTATCCGGCGCTTCAAGCAGTTCAGGATGATCGAGCAGGGGCAGATTGAGTGCGCCGCCGCACGTCCGATAATTCGCCCTTCCCGTAACCTGAATCAGACCACGCCCCCTGAATTTGAAGCCGTCACCCGGCTCTGTATTGCCTAGGTCGTCGCGCCCCTCGTATCCTTCCTGTGTCGGCGTCGGCCCCCACAGTTCGCGCACATAGATCAGGCGACCCGACTCGTGCCCTACCTGAGCGAGGAACGCCGCCTGACGCGCTGCCGAATCGATCGAATAAAGAGCCATCGACGCAGAAAGCGGATCGGCCCACGTTTTCGCGCGGGCCAGAGGGATGCCAAGAGCAGCGGCCAGGGTGTCAGGCGTCACAGCTTGCCTACTGCCGTGAGGATTTCCGTCACCTTGTCGGGCGTGTTCTTCGTACCATCGTCAATGATCGCGGTAATCTGATTGGTCAGCGTGGTCATCTGCTGCGCTTTCGACTGGATGCCTACAAGGTTCTCGAGCTTGGTCGGGATGCTGTCCGCGCTTGCGATGACGGCATTGAATTCCGCTTCGATATCAGTCCAGAAACTCATGATGCTGCTCCTAATTGAAGAACTTCTTGAAACCACCTGCGGCCCCGTAAGCGGCAAGCCACAGCATAAGGTAAAAACAGGCTTTCCAAGCCAACCCCATCACGCCCCGGCCTATGTTGATTTGAAAGCGCTGCGCCGCTCTTCGTTCCAGTTCGTCAACAATGGCTTTCACATCGCTCTCTGTGAGAGTTCTATTATCCATCTGACCCCCGTCAGGCATATTCTTCAATGATAAGTATCCCCGGCGTTGCTGCGTAACCGGCTTGTGGTACGACATTTGCAAAGGACGAATAGCCCGCTCCGGCTGCTCCGTACCCGCTTCCGTTCCCCCTCGAGGCGTCGGGGTTCACGCCGACTACGCCTTGCCCCCCTGCGCCGAGCAGATTGGAGCCCCCCGCGCCCGGGTTGGCTGTGGTTGAATTTACCACTTCGCCGCCCCGGCCCGCCATACCGGGAACTGATACTATCGTGGTCGCCCCTGTAACCGTAGGCGCAGCTGTAGGCGTCGTGCTTGCCGAGGTCACGAAAGGGAAAGAAGTTACTGTGCCGCCGAGATTGCCGCCTAGGCCGCCGGGACAGGACAGGATCGCGCCAAACGATGTGATACCGCCATTACCTCCGTTTGCGCCTGCTGCTGCTATACCCGCCGCGCCGATTGTGACTGTTTGTGACGATACACCCGTCGGGATGTATATTTCTGCATACGCTCCCGAAGACCCGCCGCCGCCGATTGCTGCTCCTGCCGCAGAATTACCAGAACCGCCGCCCGCGCCGCCGCCGCCCACGGCGCGGATACGCGCCTTGTTCGCGCCCGGTGTCGGCGTATAGGTTCCGCTCGCCGTGAACACCTGGATGTTAACGAGGGAACCGGGCGATATCGTACCGGTCGGCTGCGCGTTGGCGTTCACCTGGTTGACGATGAAATTTAAATCAGACATAACCTGCGAGGCGTCCGCGATGGTGCCGTTTTGCAGGGTGACAGGGAGTGTCCCAATGATGGCCATGGCGTGTTACCTGTTCACGTATCCGGTGTCCTGGTATCGGGCAAAGAAGGTGCCGATTGACAGGGTATTAGAAGAAGAAGCCATTACATCCAGTGACATTTTCTGAAAAACCAGCGGATTAGGCCACGCAATCGTGTACACGTGGGGCACTTTGACAGAAGAAGACCAGTTGGCCCCGCCCCACAGGAACGCGCCCCACAAGGACCCTGCGGCAGGCGTCGCTACGTAAGTGGATGCCAGCACATTGCTCTGGTCGTCTTCCGCCGTGATGTTGTAATTGACTGATCCGCCCGCCGATGACAGTTCGATAGTTGACTCGACTACCTGAACCTGTTGCATATGCCCGGTTTTCGGAAACGTCGAGGATCTGAGATGACTAGTCAGCTGCGTACCGTTATCGTTATAGACGCTCGTCAGACTCGGTATACTCTGGCTCTCGAAAAGCGCCGCACCGTGCGCCGCTCCTGAAAGCACGAATACATCGCTTACAAACCCCGCACAGTCATACGTAAAAGTATGAGGGCCTGTCCAGCGTTTGCGCCGGATATCATACCAGTAGTCGTTTGTCTGCTGGACTCCCTGAATCACCGTCTGGACGCACACACGGTATATGTTCCCGGCGAATGCAGCCGCGATCCGTGAAGGGGTCACCGCGTTCTGAAAAGGAACCTGTACATCCGCCACGCCA